CAAAAAGACATATATAATTTTTTTCAATTACTTTATTATTCTTTGTCATCAGGTACTTGCCATCTTTAGTGGCCAATGCGTATACTTTGTCAATGATCTTCACTGAAAGGACAAAGCTTGCCCCTGCATTAACGGGGTTCGGTGTCATCCTCACATCGCTGATTAATATGTTTGCCATATCACTTCACCGCCACTTCTACTTCTGCAATCAACTTTTCGTCAAGTATTTCATACATGACCAGAAGCTTGTACATGCCTTTCTTTTTGGGCTGTATGAGGGTGTCCAGAATGTGTTCCTGGATTTCCGGATGTCCGGTATCCTCTGGCTCCTTCGCACCCCGGTAATACAGCTCATAGGAGGCTGCCGTGATCAGAAAATTTTCATTTTTACAAGAGCAGACTCGCAATCTCACATGCTTCTGTTCTCCAAGCTCAAACGGTACAGTCATTACACCCACAACCTCCCATCAGTTCTACATAGTATTCAGGTTCCAACAGTTCCTCATAATATGGACATGGCTCAATATGTACACATAAAGATGCCAGATCTATTGTAATGATATATTTTGCTGTATATCCTACATTTCCAGCTTCATCAATGGCTGTCAGATCTACCACAAAAGCACCGTCAAGGCTTGCGGGGACGATGGCTTCCCATCTGTCCCCCTGTGCTCTTGTAAGCGTGATATCCTGCCCGTTGATAGTTCCTTTAAGTATTACTACCATGCTTCCACCACCTTATCAGTCGGTAACCTCAACAGAGATTACGAAGGTTTTTCCAGCATCAACCGGATTCGGTGTCATAGTTACAGCCTTAATTGCCGGTGCCTTAGTATCCAGTTTCACTGTTCTGGTCACAGTGGTACTCTTTCCGGCACTGTCTGTAGCTACAATAGTAATAGTATTGGAGCCTTCAACCAGTGTTACAACCTTAGACCAGGAACCATTAGAAGCAACAGTTGCCGCCTCTGCATTGCCGTTGTTAAGCTTAACTGTAACAGATACCGGGCTGGAGGTAAGATCATTGGTAGTACCCTGAACGTTACAAGCTGCCTGATTTGTTACAAATCCATCTACCGGAGATGTAACAGAAAGTGTCGGCGGTACAGTATCGATCTTAAAGGTCACACTCTTCTGGGAAGCAGCATTTCCATCATAATCAGATGCATCAATCTTGATCGTATGACTGCCATCGGCAAGCGCCGTACCATGGGTATAAGTACATTTATAGCCACCGGAAATTGCAGTCTTAGAAATACTATCCCCTGTGATCTTGCTTCCAGAATCAACGGTAACGCCAATAGTTGACGGATTCACACCGGAATCGTCATCAGTCACAGTCCAGGTGATGCTTGGTTTATTATTTGTAATCAATGCACTGGCTGTAGGATATGTAATTGCAATAACTGGCGCAACTCTTTCCTTAACCTTTAACTGCAGGGAACCTCCCAAGGTGGAATGACTGGCATCCACTGTAGCAGTATTGTTTGCATCATCTGTAGCCCTGACTGTCACACCGTAATAATGTCCGGACTGAGAGTAGCTTGACTTACCAGGTGCTGTAATAGTAGCCTCATATCTTCCAGTGGAACTGTTATAGCTTAAATTCACTGTCTGGCCATTCACAATAGCCTGTACTGTTTTTACACTCATTTTTTTCATTCCTTTCGTGAAATATTGTTGATAAGTTCTTTTAACTGCTCTACCTCTGTTGATAAAGCATCAATTTTAGAAAGTAATATCTGGTTATCTGACTGCAATGCCAGAACCTTCTCATGGTCGTTTTTCAGCATGGCAAACATGCAGGGGATCATAATGCGGTAATTCCAGTTTTCAGCTTTGCCTTTTTCATTATGGTCAACAGCTAATGGAAATCTGCGGTCAATGTCCTCTGCCAGGAACATTGGCATTTCTTTACCATAGCGCTCATCATGCTCAGACAGATAATCATCCTTATATTTCGCCCAGATAACCTTAATCCGGTAAAGTTCTTCTAACTCTTCCTCTTGAACCGTTTTTCCAATGGTCTTATAGCGCATGGATGAGCTGGCCACATAACCAACGGAATAGTTATTCATATTTAATGCCAGGGTATTTGCAGAAGAGGTAGAACCCAAACCATATATATTAAGTTCCCCGGATCCGTCATAAAATTCTGTTCCATCGTCAGCTTTCGTAGTTCTTCTTTGGGTATATATACTTAACCCATACTTCACCATCGGAGTTCGCCCGTTAGCAGATAACACGGCATCTCCGCCGAATACGATCCGGCCATCCTTATAAAGACGGATGCTGCCGTCATCTGACTCTAAATAATCGGAAATGATCTTCCAGCCGGCAATTGCGCCAGTTCCGGCAGTTACAGTCCCTGAAAACTCACCTTGGTTAAAATGTACACCTGTGTTGTTAATGTATCCGATTTCGTTCCCGGATGCATCCAGGATAGACAGCAGGCCGTTTCCATTATTAGCACCGCCAAGCTTCAAGGTACCGCCCTGGGCGAAATCAAAGGATATGTAAAGCTCCCCATTTACCATGGTAACGCTCTTGATCGTACCGTTTTTACTCAGCTTGTTAAAAATATCCTCCTGTGTCTGTCCCTTGACTGCATTGCTTGCCTTTTTTTCCGCTATTAAAGTAGCAACAGTAGAAGCGATATCATCAACAGTCTTCCCTTGGATGGAAAAGCTGCTGACCTTCATCTCAACATTTCCATCCTCATCAATATACAGGGTAACGGATCCATCCTTGTTCACAACCTTCAGCTTCTTAGCATCCACCTGGTCACCGGTTACATGCAACGATCTGATATAGGTTGCATTGATGTATAACTGGTTGCCTTCCTTATAGATACCTTTGATCCTGCCATCGTCTGTAAGCAGGTTAAAAATATCCTCATGCGTCAAAGCTGCCATATCTACCACCAGAGGAATGCTCAGCCTGTCAATCAGCTGGGTGGTGCCGCCTGCAGCATACAGAGATACCCTCAGCTCCACAAAATCCCTTGGCACTGCCAGGAACTTCCCACTCCTTGTAGTCAGCAGCTTTCCATTTAGGGCAGCGATAGCCGAATACAGCAGATGGGTTACCTCTGCCTCGTCTGTGGATGATGTGTAGACTGTTTTCCAGGTGTTCCCGTCTGTCGTCTCCTCGATTACAAAACGTCCTGCATAAGGCGGTCTTCCACCAGTCCCGCTTCTATATCCGGAAAAAGTAATACTGTCCGGATACAAAAGTCCGTCAGCTCCCCGCTTTATCACCGTATTGGAGCTTTTTAAGTAGTACATTTCCCCTGGATCACCATCTGCACCGTCTTTTCCCGCATAGTTCTTGGAAAGATTAAATTTCTTAGACACCGAGACGCTTGACAGATAGGTGGCGCGGATCGTCACCCAGCCTTTATCCGTTGTAAGCCCGGTCACTGTATAGGTCCGGGAATTTTTATCCCAGCTTCCAGTCACACCTGATGATGTGGTAACCGTGTAAGTACAATCCTTAGAAATGTCATTTGAGCCGTACATGACCGTAGCTGTGGTCGTGATCCCAGAAGGAAAGTTCTTATAGTTTCCGCTTGAATCGACCGGGATCCCCTGGTAATCATCAGACAAGAGCATGGTCATGTTCTTATTATCGCTGAGAACTTCCGAAATAGTCTTGTCCCCAATGTGGACGCTGTCCGGGTTCATGGAAACAGACTTCTTGTCAATGTCAGCTTCGAAAATGACATTTCCATTATCGTCCATGATCTCAATCCGTCCCGTTTTCAGCCAGTTAGCATTAATCCCCACGGCATCAAGGATTTTCGTAATAGTAGTGCCATCCACCAGAGCACCAACGTTCCAAGTCTCCCCGCCATCCGTGGACATTCCCCATCCTTCCCGGTTCAGTTTAATCACAACCTGGGATTCCCCTAAAGTGGGCTTATCACACAGATATAAAATACTGCTGCCATCCTCCTGCTTCACAGAAACCGGGAAAAGCCCCTGTGTCTCATCCATTGCTTTCTTCAGATCGTCAAAAGCTTTGTCTATTTCCGTTTTTTGTTTCGACCAGACCGCCCTTAAATCTTTGTAAACTTTTGTTTCTTCACTAAATCTGGTTGCCGATCTTTTGGTCGGCGTCTCGGCTCCACAAAACAGTGTCTGATCTGTATTCGCAGTATACGTTACTCCAGTGAAAACAGTTTTATAATAATTGCCCTTCAGATCCACAATCAATCCAACATCCCCGGCTTCTCTAACTGGATCACTCTGGCATTTGATAGATAATGGCCTAAAACGCAAGCCGTTGATTTTTTCTCCCAGATATAAAGCTACGGCTTCACCATTCCCCTGAATCAATTTGTTTCCGCTAATCTCCAGGGCATAATCTCCTGTTCCACATAGCGAGGAGCTTTCTCCTCCCCCTTCGTTCTCCTCGGTTACTTTTATTCCGGTAATTACAACGTCATCTGTTAACAATAGGCTGCCATTTTTCCATTCTGTTATCTGGATAAGTCTGCTATTGTCAACATCGATCTTATTGTTATTTCCTGGAACTACTATTATTCCTTCCTTTATCCAGGAAGCTTCCAACAGGTCTGTATCGTACCATCTGAGGGACAAAGTTCCATCCACATTGATTCTGCTGAATTTACATGCAATCTGTCCAACAAAGCATAAAATGTCTCTAAAATTCAGGCTATCCTCATTCGGCCTTCTGTCAACAACATACCTGCTATTATCAAAATTAGCCGAATCTCCTGACAGGCGCACCCCGCAGCAGCTGCAAGCATCTTGTACGATTTGTCCCAAAGTAGCCGGATAAGACAATTTACTCAACGAATATGGCTTGTCAAATCTAATCATATTGTCATACGCTTTTACGGCTATAACGGATCCAGTGTCTTCACCAGGTTCCGCAGTATAAATTCCCCTATCCAGCCACTCTGTTGTCCCATCCGGGAGTTCTAAGCCTATAATTGCTTTTATCGTAGCTCCGTCAAAATCCACGCCGGTAAATTTGCCATCGATATTGCTCAGTTTTATATTCAATTGTTTGGCAATGGCGGAGCCAAGGTCAAAGCTGTTCTGCCCAGACGTATTATCTAAAATCTGAAATAAAAGCAGTTCCATGTCCTCTACTGTTTTGGAACTGCCATCCTGAAACTGAATTTCTACTCTATGATGTAATATTCTATTTTTCTTGATTGCCTCTTTATAGACATTTGATGCATTAATCATTCTGTTACCTCTGAATAATATCTACAGATACCGACTTATACCAATATTTCCCGTCTCCAATATCTCCCAGGTGTTCCTTGCTCAGAGTTCCCCGGTATGATTCTATTGTGATATCTATACCGCAATCATGGAAAGAAAAAGGGAAATATCCGGCAACAAGCGTGTTCTTTATCAGTTTTACAGATTCTTCTGTAAGAAATCCCCACTTGATTGATAAATTTTTCTTTTCAGCAATTACATCTCCGACCATGCGTCCTGAGAGAGTTCGTCCTGTATCAGATGTCCAGATCAGTTCGTCGTTCACGCTTAACGACACAGGAGCCGGGAGCACTACACTCCCGGACCACAGGATTTTCTTTTTGCTGGAATCATCAGTAAAAACATCAGCCATTTATCTTACCTCCACCGTATTATATCTGGTGTCGTTTGCTGCCTGCGCATTTCTGACAGCCGTTGCAACCTGTTTGGAATCCATATAGAAACCTAGCTCAGAAAGTGCCGCTACAATTCTCATAACTGCACG